TTCAGACCCTCGGCCCCCGAAAAGAGAAATGAGACCGCCCAGACCGATGGCGATGGCGTTTCTCATTTTGCGTTGATTGGTTTGCAGTACACAGTACCACCAGTAGACACCTGGATGGCACTCACACGCCACACGCCAGAGGCGGTCAGCGGCACCTTGAACGGGATGGGTGTCATCGCCGGGATCGGGGTGCTGGCGGTCGTTGCCACCGCACCTTCACCGACCTCGACGTAGCAGGGCTGGTCAGACCAGACCATCACGCCCTCAGGACCAGCGTTCCAGCCGGTCGTAGAGCCAGCGGTGCCGGTATAGGCGACAGATTGAGCCGGGAAATCGGCCTTGGAGAGAGCGTTGAGAAATTCCATATTAGGCTCCATGTTCTGAAAATTTTACACGTTGGGCGTCAAGTTGCCCATAGTCAGCGCAGCGTCCACAGTTCCCATAGCGATGTCCTGAATCTGCTCCGGTGTCATACCTGCCTGAGTCGCCTTGATGCGGTTCGTCTCAGCATTGTATTCGTCGATAGCAGCCTTGGACTGCGCCTGGAACTCTTTGAGCTGCATGTCACGCATCTCCATGCTCTGCTGGACGCTCTTGAGCATTTGGTGCATCTGCTCCATCTCTTGACCCATCGCCTGGATCTGCATGTTGGCAGCTTGCAGGGCTGGGTCTTCGTCTTCTTCTGCGTTGAGCAGTTTGGGGTCGATGGTACGAGACAGACGGGCTGCGAGGTCGTCAGCACCTGGCCAGTCCATGTTCTTGACGAACAGGTCGCCAGCCACCTGCCAGAGCTGCGGGTTGCCTTGCAGCAACTGGGCCATGCTCTCCAGGGCTTCCTGACGCTTGGTGGCGTAGCCTGGGCCGGTGATCACACGGACATCGTACTTACCCACTGCCGGGTTGTAGATGCGGTCCATGACCTGGCCTTCTTCGTCCACGATCTTCTTGACCGGCTCTTGCTGCATCGGGTTGATCTTGACGGTCGAGGATTCGCCGTCTTCACCAATGATGCGCGTGATGCGCTCTGTGTCGTAGATCTTGGGGATCATATCCACCAGTTGACGACCAACGTGACGAATAGCGCGGGCCAGATTATCCACATAGTGATAGGTTCCTACGTCGCCCTCACGCTGCCGCGCAAGGATAGCCTTACCAGAACGCTCGTTGGAACCCATGCCCAGCGAGGCGTTGTACTGACCTGTGGCGCTCTTAATGTCCTCAGAAGCCCCCATTTTGGCCTGTAGGAGGCCGCTGGAGGCCATTGGAGGCTGTGCCCTAGACGGAAGCGGCAAAGCGCTCCCAGAGCCGTCTGTGACGTCTGGATTGACCTCTAAATACGGCCAGTTGGTCGTGTTAGCTGTCTTCCACTGGTGCTCGTAGCCCTCGAACTGACCACCGTAGCCGATAAACGGGGCTTTCGGAGCCAGCGCCAGCATCTCAGCCTCTTGGCTGACCCAGTAGTTGTAGGCTCGTTGGGCATCTTTGGCGTTACGGACCAGGCCACTGACGTAAATCCGGCCATCGACCTCGAACTCGTTGCCGACCACACGCACGACGGGGATGTACTTGCCCGCCCAGTCTGACTGCTCAAGCACCTCGTAGCCGTTGGTCTTGACCCACTTGACCTTGCGCTGCATGGCTACACGCTGCCTGAGCGGTTTGCCGAACATACTGCGCATCATCTTGTCTTCAGACGTGCCGTCGAAGGCTGTTTCGTTGCCGGGGTACAGGTTCAGCGTCTTTTTCTCGTAGTCAACGTAGAAATACTCAGCGACGCGCACTGTGTTCTCGTTAATCCACTGGCTGATCGACTGGTCGCCCACGCCCAAGCTCATCAGCGTCGTGATCGGCGCTGCTTTGGGGTACAGACGCTCATATTCCTGCTTGGTCAGGTCTTCGGTGATGAAACACCACTTGGCATCTGCGCCAGTGGGGTCTTGGATCATCGGGTCCATGTAGACGCTGAAGCTGTTTCGGATGCGTCCGATCTTCAGATCCTGGTCGAAGCTGTCATCGTCGCAGTATTCGGTCAGAATCCGCACATAACCTTCGCCGTAGACCACCTGATTCTCGCAGGCGGTGTCATAGGCCACGTCAGCGTCGCTGATGTACTCGATATGCCGGATCACGCCGTTGAAAATCTCAGCGACCTCCTCCTGCGCCTCGTCATCCGAGGGGATCACCTTGATGCCGGGGCGGTTCATACGCTGCTCATTCGTCACCTGGTGGACGTGTTGAGGCAGCTTGTTGATCGTCAGCGTCGGGCGGGTGGGCAGACCAGCAGCCGAGGTGCGCGTTTGCAGCACCTCACCGGGCCACTGGAACATATTGTCCGAATCACCGGCGTAGAACTTCAAATCGTCGACCTGAGTCTCACGATTTGTAGACGTAGCGCCAATAGCCGTCTGTAGACGCGCTCTTGCTTCGGCTAGGATTTCTTCGTCAGTCATCAAATACCCCTAGCGTATGGGCCTCGCGCATTACTAGAAGGTCTTCACCTTCCCAGCGGAAGTCTTGCCCAATAGAATCGCCAAAAAGCACTCTATCGCCCACTTTCACATCAGTAGTGAGCGGTCCTGCCTTCAAAACCACGCCAGTGCCGGTCTTTTCTTTACGAAGTAGCTCAATTAGAACAGATTTTTCGACATCTGGGCGAACAATTAGGCAATCTTGTAGTGCGTTCATCTCATTTACCTAGGTTAATGCGTATATCACGGCCTTGTCCAGGGGGCATCTTTTCACCTGCGTAGTTGCGCAGTAGCGCATACGGACTAAGCAGTCCATACCCACCAGTGGTCGCCTCTTGAGACCTGCCGTAGCCGTAGATAGGGTTGAAATCGTATGTATCCACCACGATCAGGTCTCCGTTTGGATCACGAGCATACTTAAACCTCCCTAACGTAGTCTGTATATTACCCAAAGGATCGCCTAGCGAAAATATACCCGGCGAATAAGCCACGTCTGTATCGCCGGTGGCCTTCTCTACAGACTTAGCGTAATCCGAGTAGTTGTTTATCGCGCCTGAGTCGCCGCCCTTGTACTGGACTAACTGCCGAAGTGCTTTAAGCTCTGCCGGGGAGAAGTTAGCTTCAGTGATAGGTGCTCTTGCGCCTTGTGCGGTTTCCACAAACGTGCGACCTGCCGTAGGAAACCAAGATGGGTCTAACTTCTGCACGGCCCAATCCACGAGCCTGTTGACCCCTGTGACTTCTGGCGCTAGTGCGTTATTAGATTTCGGCATGGCTAATTACTTTTTCTTTTTCTTAGCTTCGCGTTGAACACTGAGGGCAATGGCAACCGCTTGTTTCTGCGGTTTTCCCGCCTTCATCTCGCGCTTTATGTTCTCAGACACGGCTTTTTTACTGGCTGACTTCACGAGTGGCATATTAAGCTCCCATCCAACTTGCAGTGTATGTAGAAGGTGCGCGGTATTCGCGCGGCTCATTGTACTCTCGACGTGCTACAGGAAACGCAAAGGTCACGGCTATCGCATCAGCGGCATCAGGTGATGCTAGTCCACGAGCTTTCATCTCCTTCTTACCCTCCAAGAATATAGTACCTGCCGAGTTAGGCTTCTTCATCGGTCCGATGAGGTCATTCTTCAGCAAACGGTCATGTGGAATAGATGCTGTCTTTAACCAGTCTCGCATCGCACCCCATATCTCAGCTCGCTTATTACCCCACATTATCGGGTTCTTGGCCTTCCAGCCAAAGTTAACCCCGCGCACTTTGTACCTCTGCTCAGTCAATCTGTCAAGGATACCGTATCCTAGCCCACCCTCGTCAATAACGGTCAAACTCGGCTTGTATTCATCGATGGCATCGATCACATGACCCACTGTGGTCATAGTGTCGTCACCCCTGAACCTCTTGATCGCCACGATGTCCCGCCCTCGACGCACCACGATCACGGTACTGTCCGACCCACCCCGTGCCGGGTCCACGCCAATAACTACTGGCGCACTCATGTCTTTATACGCAACCCGACTCATGGCGTCATCAACGATGTTTGGCGATATGAACTGGTCCTGCCCGCTCTTGGGAAAGTCCCCGTAGACCTCGACCCGCGCCTCGTCCGAGTCTTCACCGTACTCACTGATGATCTGCTCATAGATCGACTTGTCCGTGCCCTCCACGGTTCTGGCGTCGATCTTCTCACTCTCCCAGAACTCCCGCTTCGAGCCGTCCACCGCCTCGTAGAAGTACCCAGTGTTACGCCGACCGTTGGAGAACGCCAGCCAGTACCTGTCGAGGATGTTCTCCGTAAAGAAGCCCGCAGCCACTGACCAAATACTGTCCGGTATACCTGACGCCTCGTCGAAGATCACCATCATGCCGTCCATGTTGTGGGCACCGGCATAGGCGTCTGGGTTCTCCTCGCTCCACAACTTCCCCTCAGCACCCCAGTAACGAGTGCCCTTCTTGAGGTCACGCTCAACAAGTTCCGTCAACCACGCTGCTGGCTGCAAGCTCGTAGCCGTCGGCTCCCACCAGTGAGCGTTGATGCTCATGGTGACCCACTTAGTCAGCTCACCCCAGGTCACCTTACGCAACTGGTTCTCGCTGTTGGCACTGACCACCACACTCGAGCCTATCCTGGTAGACAGCATCCACAAGATCAACCACGACACCAGGGCCGACTTCCCCACCCCCCGGCCCGACGACACGGCTCTACGCAGCGCATCGATCATCTGCCCTTCACTCAACCGCCCTCGGTTCTCCTTGATGAACTGAGTGACCCTGCGCAACGCTTTACGCTGCCACGCCCTGGGTGACTTGAAGTTCTCGAGTGGGGTGTTCTTCTGCCCCCAAGGAAACGCAAACAGCACGAACGCCTCGGGATCGTCCTTGATCTGGGGCGACCATAGCTGCAACATGATCTTCCCCTCATCATCGGGGGTGTATCTCATTTTCTGCAAGTCAGTCCTCCAGTCGAGGGGTTATATCTTCAATCACTTCTGCCTCGATCACCCGGGCCTGCGCCTGCTCGAGGATCGCACCGAGCTGCAACGTCCCGCCCAGCTCAATCTGTTTAGTCTCACCGTAGCGCTTCTTATTGTGCGCTCCCATGAGCCACTTGCGCGTATCGATCCTGAGCTTGTCCCTATTGACCGTATCGTTCGATTGTGGGTCAACCGCTTCCACGCCATCGGCAATCTCGAGAATCTCCCCGGCCATGAACTCAGTGCGCATCTCCTGCGCTTCCTTGAACCGTTCATGGCGTTCCGAGTCTCGCTTGATCCAGCGCAGGAAGTCCTCATAGGACACGACTCGATGGTCATCCTCGATTAAAGACTGAAGGGATCGACCGCGATAAATGTCTTCGACTACCCGCTCGAAGATTTGCTCATATTCGAGGTGTAGCAGTTCACGCGCCGATTTAGATGGGCGTGGGAGCTTTGGGTCTGGGCACGACAGCCAGCTTGGCAGTTGCGGATCACTGGTGACAACCGTGCCTACGAACGAAGAAGGTACTTGTTCCATAGTGTCACGAATCGTAGCACAGTGGTTCTGCTGGTGCAATGGGATGGTCATGACCCAATGGGTTTCTGATTTTTTAAAAAAATTTTCAGAGTTTCTCTGGGACCATCGTAACCGTGACCATCGCCCCGTCGGCCCTACCCCCTCCCCTCGCGCCCAAAATGCCCCTGGCACCCGGGCACCCCGGCACCCAGTGGGCACGGCACCCGCGCACCCCATGCACCCCGCGCACCCAATGGGTTTGCAATATTTTGGGATCGATACCCTTACCCAGTGGGTGCCCGGGTATCCTGTAAACCCAGTGGGTGCCCTGTAAACCCGCTGGGTTTATGTGACCCATTGGGTCAAATGGGGCTTATTTATGTGACCCATTGGGTCAAATGGGGCATTGTGACAATGTGCCCTTTTGACTCAACAAGTCCGGGAAAAACCCGGGAAAAGTGACCGAGAAAAGTGACCCTCTGGGTTAATTCGAGGGGGTTAACTGCCCAATGTGACAATGTGCCCTTTCGCGCACTCGAGGCAAAAAGGAATCACTTTTTAAAAGGGTACATTTTTTCTGGTTTTTCAAAAACGCACCCTTTGAACCAAAAGGCACAATTGTCACAGTGACCCAAAAGGCACCCCACTATGACCCATTGGGTCACGATAGCAACAAACAATTAGACAATGTGACCCATTGGGTTAAACTGCCTGCACATCGAAAAAACATCGATGCCCTGTAACCCGTAACCTGTAAGGAACCGCACCATGCACCCCCATGCCCTGACCTACTTCGAACTGAACCCAGTGGAGCGTGAACCCAGCCCCGTGCGCATTGCACTGGGTGCCGCGTATGCACTGCTAACCCTCTGGGTTTGCACCGTGTTTCTCTTTTCCCTGTAATCCGTAATTATCACGTTCATTTCCACGCCGCGCCCGTCTTCTTCTATTGT